GAGAAATCGGACAGGAGGTCCTGGGTAATAGTTGTAACGCATGCGCGTTACCCCAGGACCTCTCTTTTCCTCTCATTAGTGACGCGCTTCGCGCGAGGTTGGCCACGCGTTCGGCGTGCCGACCCGCAAGCGGGTACCCCGGCCGCCTCCTATGGCCAATTATATTTACAAAGAAATCTCAGTTGTTGCTTGATGGTGGGATGCCCGGAACGGGGTCTTTGGTGCCCCGGGGCCTAACCCTAACCCTAGAGACATTCTCTTATCATACATCATATATTATACATTAGAGTTCCTCAATATCCATCTCTTCATCCACGTCTTCCGTCGTAGTCATGTCTTCATCAAAGTTCAGCTGATCAGCATCCCCATTCATTAGCCATGGGGAAGTCCAGTCAATGTCAGGAGGAAAGTTGAAATCAATTGGAGCATCCTTGAAGATGAGCTTGAAGCGTCTCTCTATTGGGCCCACAGTCTGAGCGTCTTGCCATATCTCAGACGGGCTGTAGTTGGAAGTGACGATGATCTTCAGAGGGCGAACCATCATCTGCCCACCCTTGATTTGGGCAGGGAAGGAGTAATGGTCGGCCCATATCTTCAGATAGTATCCCATCTTCACATGGTACTTGTCAAAGTCTTCAATGATCACCACTTCTTCACCATTGTATCCGTCCCACCACTGCGTGCTTGCATCTTTGATATATGCATCAGGATATCTGTCACGGGCATCGCGCGACTTGCCCGTCCCAGTTGGTCCATACACCCATTCATTGTCCAGTTCAGGAATGCTCTTGCGGCATCGATAGTGGGAGCGAAGCTTCTTCTCGTTCATCAGCCATAGGTACGGCTCATTCTCAGCTAGCCACGGCCAATCGCCTTCCACACTCTTGTCGAGGACATTGCGCCAACGCTTCTTCGTATCCTTCAGTGCGTTCGGCTCCACCGGAGAGCGACCCTTCTCAAAGTAGTCGCCATCCTTCTTGCAGTACTGCGCCGCCTGCCAGGCTTTGCCTAGACGCGTCTCCGCGTGCACACGTTCCGTTCCCAAAAGCGTCTTCAGACGGTTCAATTTGGTCTTCGTCTCGAACTCGACATAGCCTTGCAAGTGAGGCGTGCCTGCCTTGCCCACTTCACGTCCATACACGATGTACGACACCTCGGAGGCATTCTGAATCGCCAATTCTTCATCAGGCGTATAGTTGTTGAGGGTGAAGCACCAGAAGCGGGTCTGACGAGGAGCTGGCATATTTGAAAGTGAGGTCTCCTCCCTTCTCAGGTTATGTCCTACCCTAGTTGGTTTGATTATCCGGTTCCCGGATACTATGTCCTATCCTAGTTGGTTTGATTATCCGGCTACGGATACTATGTCCGGCTAGACTATTATACGGAATCAGATCTGATTCTTCCGGATAATTATCCGGATGCAATTTTTTTCGGGGGGCTTAATGCGAGTCTATTAAGTGTCCTTATAACGAAGGCGGAAGTTACAGTTGAGGTTCACCGGTTGAGAATTGTTCGCAAAGAGACCAATAGTCACTAGGAACAAACCTCCGGTTGAAATATCACCGACAACAGCAGGGCTGCTGTCTGCTTGATAGTGCGTTTGCATGCCGCGTAGCTTGACGAAACGCTTGATACTAAACATGTCTTGATCTCCTTCCGTCGATGAATACACCCCGGTTGCTGATACTGGGGGCACGACACGCCGTTCATCCGCCAATATCACAAAACGTTCCTTCTGATCTGGATTTAATCCCGATCCGGCGTTGGTTGTTTGCGCTGTCGTTTGATCATAATTTGATAGAATTGTCGCAATCGCTGGCGTTGCTCCATTAGTTTGTCGATCATATACGATAAGAATCCGGCAGTAGTCATGCGTTGCTGTCGTATTGCCTGTCAATCGTAAAGTGCCCGTCACGTAAAGGGATGACATCTCGATACGGCGGCCAATGCGGTTGCAAAAGGTTGACCCAACTTGAATCAAGTTAATTGGGGTCACAAGACCAGTGGTGTTGATGTTGTAAGTCGAGTTGGAAATATCCACAGACTTTACTTCGGCTCCAAAACCGACATTGTTAATAACACGGCTCATCATAGATGTGCCATAGCCTGCGCGCGCGAAACGCACTTTGTTGTGCCTAGCGCGCTTTTGCCTCGCGGCTGATGCGGCTCGGCCTCGTCCTGAATAATACAGTCCTCGCTTGAATGATTTTGCCATTGGGGGCAAATTGAAAAGTGAGAGGTGATACACATATCACCCCGAGAAATCACGTTGAGAAATCTCGGATTTAATCTTAAAGTTTGTAGGAGAAATCGGACAGGAGGTCCTGGGTAATAGTTGTAACGCATGCGCGTTACCCCAGGACCTCTCTTTTCCTCTCATTAGTGACGCGCTTCGCGCGAGGTTGGCCACGCGTTCGGCGTGCCG